TCAGGCCACGATAGTGGCACCAAGTCTCATACATCCGCTTAAGCTCTTCCCTGCATTGTTAGCCGCGACTGTCGGGCGGTTAATGATAGCAATCCCTACGCTCATGCTGCACCGCCAAAAATGAAGTAATTCGCCCACGAAAAAATCAAAAGAACAATCATCATTCTAATGATGCAGTTGCGACCAAGCAGCCGGAAGCAGTTTTCCCAGGTCATAAATGACATAACCGCAATAAAGGTGAGGAGGCCGAAAATTACAGTTGCTGATATAATTAACAAATGCATCATGCTACACCGCCTTCTTGCCCTGATACCAACCACGACGCAGCCAGCGGCGGATGGTGCGCATAGCCTTTGCATCGCTACGAATCGGCTCCGGGAATCCACCGTATTTCACAGTTTTAGGCCCGCGCTTGCGGTCGGCCTGCCCCATGCCGCACTCAATAATTTCATTGCGGTAGAAAGCCATCCATTGTTTGCGATTGCAGATTGGACAAGGAATATCCCCGCCGTTATCCATCCCCATTTCATCACCGCTATCAGCATCCCAGAGGTAGCCATCGCAGCAAAGGCTATCCGGGTAATGCGCACCGAACTCATAACCTTGATATCCGCAGCTCATCGTGATACCTCCGCCAGAATTGCCGTATACGCATGCAGCACGTGAGAAGGTCTGCCGGTAATAACCGTTTTTAAAATAAAGAACCCGCTGCGCTTAGTGCGAACTGAAGGGGCAAGGAATAATGCCGTATCAAAGGCTCGGTTATGAAGGCGGAATTCAAATACCGTACTGGTGATAGTGGCGATGGCATCGAATCCATCTTCATGAAATTCTATTTTCATAATTACGATTTCCTGTCTTTGAGTTGGTTGTATTTCTCATGGCTCATTACCTCCCAACAACTGCCGTTATTTCGAGATAACAAACGCCATTTCCTTCCAATTCGTAAACTTAAATTCCCGCACTTAATTCGACATGGCTTTAAGGTGCCACTGGCATACAGGCTAAGGATTTGTGCAGCCCTGTCATTAACGTGCGAGGGGATGCGGTTTGATACTATTATCATCCAGTGCCTACCAGCGCCTGTGAGCCATGCTTCCTGGCCTTGCGGGTAACGACTTGCGGAATGAAGACGTGGCCGCAGTGAGAGCAAGCTTCTGCTTCTCTTTCTCATTACATGCAGGGCAGAAATATATTTCTTTCCGATACGCCCCTTTTCCGGAAGGACGGTATTGTAGTTCTTCACGTGCGAAGGTGCCGCCGCAGCCATAGCAACGATGTTTTGAATCTTCCATATATATCTCCAAATATATTTTACTTGCGTGTGTACCTGCCGTTTAAGGCATTAATTAATTCCGTGACTTAATAATTAATAAGAGACTTCGGTGTTTATTTTATATTGAGCAGTAAGAAGGTCACCATCGACAGAAAGTAAATCACCGTAAGCCTCATGATTTAAGACTGCATCCCAGAGTTCAAGGCGTGATAATAAGTTTATGTGACCCGGAAACATGCAGTCTTCGGCATGCTTTTTTGCTTCGTAGGCGCTCTTCAGTGATGACATGGCTTGTTCCCACATACTTCCATCACCAATAAATTGAGCAATAGCGAGCTTGCTTTGTGCTGCCTGAAGCTGCGGATTATTAATCTGTAAGCTAGCCATTGAGCGCTCCTTTTATTTCGATGGCCAGGCCAACCCAGAAAACAATACCAATGGCCAGCGCGATAACCAGTGAACGAATACCGTTTTTACTCATTTCACACCCCAGCACGGAAAGCTAACTATCAGGACCACAACCAAAAACACGGCGACCTTCATGCAGAACCGGCACCACTCAGGAACTTCTTCTTCTCTAATCATCTCCTTACCCTCTGTAAATTTGAGTGCCGAACAGGCTTTGCAATGCGGCGCCGGGTGCCTCCCGGTGACAGTAGCCAGTTAACAACTGCTGCCGGCGCTTCTTTTCCACCCCACCCGGGATAACAAGGCGGTAACTCTTTAACTGAGCCGCGTGCGCATAGCCGCATTCACCGCATTGCAAAGCCTGTTGATTTTTAGCCTTCAGGCGGCCAACCCGATAAATCAGAGAGCAGTGAGCTTTAAGTAGCGCTGCTTTGAGTCAATGCAACCAGTTGGAAGGGTGCGGCCACAGGTAAGGCGAACTTCTTTTTGAGCGTTGCGTGCAACGCGGGTACGACCGAAGTAAACAGGGTTACCGGATTTACGTACTGTGACCTTCAAGAGTTTTAACTTGCTCATACTAACCTCGTTTAGTTGACCCTTATCGCCGAGTAGCGGAACGTTTTCTGCTTACCAACCACTGTGCGGTGATTGGTTTCGATGGGGTAAACTTAGAATAACTTAAGTTTTCAATCAAGGTAAATTTTGTAGAAAAACCTAAATTATGGGGCGAGTTTAGATAACCTATTGAATGCAATAAGTTAAATAATTTTATGAAGGGCTGTTATTTTTTCGCGATTCGTTTTCTGACTTGCAGTAACTCTTCGAATCGTTGGTTGTTCATTTCAACGCGAGCGCGTAATTCATTAAGAAATCCTACGCGATCAGAGTCTGGAAGGGCATCGAAAAGGCCAAGCAGCTCCTGCTGCTCTACTGATAATTCCTTTTCTTTAGCAGGGATAGGTTCGCCTGGCGTCTGGTCATCATCGCCATATAACAGCCAGGTTGGATTGCACTGCAAACTACTACTCAACGCGAACAGGCGTTTGCCAGCTGGTTGGGTTTCATCCCTCTCCCATTGCGAGATAGTGACGTGAGAAACCTTGACCAACTTAGCAAGCGCGGCCTGGGATAGTTTCAGCTGTTTACGCCTTTCAAGAAGGCGAGAACCAAACGTTTTATTTTCCATGATTAGATAATTCTAAATTTTCTTGACTTAAGTTTCTCTACGATCAACTATCCTTAGGAAAACCTAAGGAGATAAACCTGTGTTCAAACAAGATGCGATTAATTACTTCGGAAGTAAGTCGAAACTAGCTAAGGCCGCTGGCGTTGCCCCGGCTTCAGTATCCGTATGGGGTGATCTGGTACCTGAAAAAAATGCAATGCGCCTGCAAATTGCATCGGGCGGTGAGCTCCAATATGACCCTGAAATTTATGATAAAGCAAAGCGTACTGGCGAGGTGAATCATGAAAATCAGGCATGAGCTTATTCGCGAGGCTCTGAATGCCTGGGCGCTTTATCCCGGCGGCCGTAAAACGCCAGCCGCGGCGATTGTAGAGGCGTATTTCTCAATGGGTATGACTACTCCTGAGCTTTACGACGAAAGCCACCCTGACGCGCTGAGCCGCAATATCCAGAAGATTTACCGCTGGGTTGAAAGTGACTCGCCCGCATCAGTCGAAAAAATCGCGCAGCTTCTTCCTGCCATTGAACGGGCCATGCCTCCGTTACTGCTGGCGCGTATGCGTAGTTATTACTCCGCGACGTTCCGCGAGCTGCTGCAGCGCAAGCAGCGGGTAGATGACGAAATGGAGGCGTTGTTCGGCGCAATGATTGCTATGTCTGGCCGGATTGCTGGTGGTGGTCCGTCCGGTAACACGCTGACCCACTAAGCGAGGAACTGACTATGTGCAACCCGTCTGCAGCTGAATTGATCGCCCGCCTGAAAAGGGCTTACCCAGCCTATACGCCGTCCGAAGGTGACAGTGCATCGAATGGTATCCCTAAAGCGGGAGCGCGGTTTAAGCACAGACGCAGGGGCCATATGGTGACGGTAATCAACGCTACTGAGAAAGACGTTTCATACCGGGCAGCGTGCGGGACAGCGTGCTGGATGGGGTTACGTGAGTTTTTACGGAAATACAATGAGGTTTCGGTATGAGCAATCAGGTGTTTGACATTGTTCAGGCCATGTCAGGTCAGGGGAACTGCATCACGATCCCCGGACCGTATCTGGATTTCTTTGCAGGGGACAGGCAGCAGCATTTGCTGGCCGCCATTCTCAACCAGCTGGTGTTCTGGTCGGGTAAGTCGAGCCTCGAAAACGGCTGGTTTTACAAAGAACACGCAGCGCTTGCGAAGGAAGTTCGGGTTATTGAGGGGGATGTGGTCCGAAGGGCGATTTACAAAATTACTGAGCAGTATTTGCCAGGAGTTATTCAGGAAGAAATCCGCCAGGTGAATGGAACACCTAAGAAGCATTACCGCATCGAACAAGAAGAACTGATGCGCAAAATATTCCCGGCAATACTGGATTCGGCACAAACGCCGAATCGGAGTAAGCCATTGAAAGAAATGGAAACGGCACAAACGCCGAATGGAAACGGCACAAACGCCGAATGCATTCGGCATAAGAGCCGAATCCAGGAAACGGCACAAGCGCCGAATGGAAACGGCGTTTATGCCGAATCCCTTCTCTATACAGATCTTAAAAGAACAGATCTTATAACAGATCTTAAAAACCAGAGTGGCGAGATTTCTCCTGTGGATAACTTTTCTGAATCGACTCAGAAAACAGCCATCCCGGAAGCAAATCTTCCAGAAGCTACTGCCGATGGCATCCTGGCTACCGATGAAGATTTCGATCTCGCGCTGTGGTTCTGGTCGACCATCATCGAGTTGTACGAACGCGCCGCTGAATTCGACGGCACTCTGGCAAAACCGAGAGAGCCAAACTTTGTCGCCTGGGCTAACGAAGTTCGTGAGCTGCGGCAGGAGCACGGCTGCAGCCATGACCAAATTCGCATCATGATTGAGCGCATTCAACGCGACCAGTTCTGGTGCTCCCGAGTTCAATCCCTGAAAACACTACGCAGCAAATGGCCTGAGCTGGCGCTGAAGCTGTGTCCTGCCAACCTGGCAACCGGCGGCTCATTTGGCGTGAGCAAACCAGATACCAACATCCCGAAAGGTTTTCGGGGATAGGAGTTTTTCATGAAAACGAAGAAATCCAAGAAAACGCAGTACCGCAACGAAATTACGGCTCTCGAATTCCTCAGGGCAAACCCTGATTTGAGCACGCGTGAAATTGCCAGTGCTCTGAACCGCACTATGGCCTCAGTGAATGGCCAGCTTCGCCAGCTTCACGGTGCTGGGCAGATTATCCAAAACGGGCTTCGTAATGGCGTGATTGTCTGGTGCGTGAACGATATGCCGTTTGGATGTGGCAGCCAGGTGCGTCAGATGTTTGAGAGCCTCCTGAAGCAATGCCGTACAGCAGCCTGATCCCAACTTAAACGCGAGAATAAATCTGATGGAAAAAATCACTGACGTACTGAACGAGCTGGGGAAGGTGACGTGTCGCGACCTGGCTGGATATTTTGACCTGCAGCCGCCTGAAATGCTGGCACGCCTGCTGGTGCTGGAGCGTGAAGGAAGGGCGAAAAACCTGAACGGTTACTGGATGGCTGGTGGTTCGGTAGCACCGCAAACCTACAACCTGACTGCGCTGGACATGAAATTACTCCACTCAGTGCCTGTAGGAGTGTGGTTCGAGTGGCAATCACTGGCCGGCACTATCGATCGTCCGTATTACCGCTGCGGGCGCTTGCAGGAGGCTGGTTTTCTGAGTTCAAAAATAATCAACCCGGAAAATCCTTACCACAGCATTCGGTTCTGCAAGCTGCGTGAGGTATCCCAATGATTTACCGAAGTGCCCGAAGTGCGGGGCGGCACCCGAATTTCACTGGAAGAATTTCACGTTCGGATCGTGCTCTGGTGCCCTGAAATGCCCGTATGACCATTATCGCGTTCAGCATAGCTACTGGGCGGGCAGCAAAGTAAAAGCGAAGCAAGCGCTGGAAGAAAAATGGGTAGCGGCGGTGAATAACAGCGAGGTTAAAAATGGCTAAGAACTCAATCGACGCTTACGGCGCCAGCGGTAAAACGAACGTCCTGATGTTCGAGCCCGAAAATCTGCACCTGGTAACGGATAAAGCGCATCCGCTTTATGACGAACGTATTCCCCTGCCGATTAACGAGGCGATGGTGTTGAACATCATGGATCAGGGTGTGCTTGAGCCGATTATCGTCTGGAAGGACCCAGAAAGCGGGCTTGCCTGCGTGGTTGATGGCCGCCAGCGCGTGCGTCACACCCTGGAAGCCAATAAGCGTCTGGTGAAATCGGGTGAATCCCCGCTGCTGGTTCCAGCAGTTACTAAACGTGGCTCTGCCGTTCGTATGGCGCAGGCGATGGTCAGCGCTAACGAAATCCGCCAGGCGGACACCCCATTGGGCCGGGCGAAAAAAATGGCTGATGCGCTGGAGCGTGGGCACGACGAACAGGACCTTTCCCTGATGTTCGGCATCAGTGTTCAGACCGTTCGCGCAACCCTGTCCCTGCTCGATGCCACCCAGGCCGGAAAAGACGCGGTAGAGGCCGGATCAGTCACCGTAACCCAGGCGC